GTTGTAGAGCCCGTTGTAGAGCCTGTCGTGGAGCCCGTGGTAGAGCCTGTGGTAGAGCCTGTCGTAGACCCATATAAAATATCAATTAATTATGTTAATGTAATTCCATCGACCGAAGTACAAAATCTAATCCAACAAAGTAAACAATATTTAGAGGCAATTATAGTAAGATCGCATGGAATGAGACTTGCAGGAGTAAGTTTGGAGTATGATATGATTGTAGATGTGGATATTCAGGCATTATCTGCGGGTATATTAGCGTCTGCTTATCCATCCGTTGTCAATTCGTCTACTTCACCAGCCATGCCTTTAAGACAAATGGTTGTATTAAATAGTAATGCATTACATTCATCGTCATTATTATCAACTGTTTTATTCAATAATCAGAGTATGGTAAAATTAATTCCAGTAATGATTCATGAGATATTACATGGATTAGGAATAGCATCTATTCCTCACAATTTTATTACGGTGGGTTGGGGACAATTCTTAGATGTAAATAAAACATGGTATGTTGGATTACAGAGTGATTGGACAAAAAGCAAGGCGATTGAAGCATATCGCGAGATAGTAGGAACACATGTATATCGTATTCCAGTAGAAAATAGTTTTGGATCAGGAACAGCCTATTCACATTGGGAAGAGGGTGTAAGAGAAGGATTTGTAAAAGAGACTAGATACTATGACTATGGCGTAGGAAATGTATTCCATCCTGCATTACCTGATGAGATTATGACAGGAGTAGCGGGTAATGTATTTTATTTAACAAAATTAACAGCAGGGGCATTATTAGATCATGGATATACGATCGATATGAATAGTACGAATATCACATCTTATCCAATTACTTCTCTTCAGAAATTATAAATGAAAATATAAGGTATGATGCAAATGATAGAGTTATATGACGACATTACCACATAGTATGCGAATGCGCTCCGAATGGCTATACCACTTTCTCCATTGTTCCATGCGTATCCATCCTTGTCGAACAGCTGCTGCTACACTTTGGACAAGTAAGGTGTATTCCTGTTTAGAAACCCCACAGTTGGCATAGTGCGAAATGCATTCATCAATCGTATACATTTGAATCGGCTGGCCGTTTTGTGAGCGAACATGATTATGAAAGGCAAACAACCAATTGCGAACCGTCTCTCGCAAGGTCTGACCATAGAGTCCTCGAAGAGGCGGTGGAGGATGACTACTACAATACTCTACTGCATGCTGCTGACAGTTTTTACACGGAATCACCTGGGGAAGTGTCGTCAGCATGACCTCCATAAAGTTTGCCTGATCGGTATCGACAATGGTATTGCCCGATTGACCCATTCTCTCCGCCGTGCAGTGTAAATATTTCCATATGATCGGGCCCCATTGTTCGGGTTCCAAGAGCTGGTGCGAATCAATTCCCATGAGCGGAATTGTCCCGCGTTTTTTACCACAACCACAACTCATCGTTCTATTAATGGTACCGATAAAGAATGCTTTATGTTCTATGATGAGTTCTTAGAAAGATATCATCATAGCGACGCACTGTTTCGATCAGTGGACCTTTAGGTTATGAGCCTAACGAGGGTACCAACTCCTCCACATCGCTATTCGTTGTGCCGTTACAAACAGCACAAAAGAATAATAGCCCATGTGGGACTTGAACCCACAACCTTGCAATTAGAAGTTGCACGTTCTTTCCGATTGAACTAATGGACCTACTGAGAACCTATCTGGCTCTATTCTTCTACTATAATATTGTCTTTAGGCTCTGTAGCATACTTCCACATAAATCCACCTGCTATTTTACTACGTCCGCATGCATTATGTTGAATATTTTGTCTAGTAACTCCTGTTTTTTCTTCTGCAATTGTCATTGAATCGAATTGTTGTATCAATATGCCATCTTTTGAATATTGTATTACCTTTTTACTATTTGCTTTTTTAACTGCATTTATTTGTTTTGTTACATCAACTACATTGTTTTTATAATACTCTTTTAAACCTTCGCTTATTTTCTTCTTACCTTCTTCTGTTTGTGTATGACCAATTCGCCCCTCTTTTAATGCTTTTTGCCATTTTTCTGATTTTTGCATAAGATCACTAATATTATGTGTACTATTAAATTTAATCGCATTCTGTCGAGCACGTTCTCTTACTTCTGGTCGTGCATTATGTGCTTTTGATTTTTCACTCATAATCTTCTTTGTTTCCTCTGTATGTTTTTCCCTAAAAATGACATACCTATTTTACCTCCTACTGCAACATTATATCCATTTAGAGACATGCTATTATATTTTAAAATGTATTCATTCTCAAACTTGAATACATCTTCATCGAAGCAAATAATAAGAACCTCAAACTTAAATGCATCTTCGCCATATTTCTTAAATGCTTTTTGCAGGAAAGGGCAACCAATATTTGCGCGTATTGCCGATTTATGATGCGACCATCGTTCATTTGGATTTGCCTGAATTGTCACTCCAATGTAACATTTATTATTTACTGTATTTGTAATTTTGTAGATATATCCCATTATGTTATATACATAATACTATTTTAAGTGTTGTATGCGAATCTAAACCCGACCAGCCTACGATAGTATAATGAGCGAATACTTTGTTGTCCTCAGTAATCTCTCCTCTCTTCCTTGTATTATGTACTACCAGTACCATAAAAAATACTTCTATTCTCTTCAAATCCTTTTCAATTCCCTTTTTTCTTTCTTTCATCATTTGAAATGGTCTGACCTATATCAACTTCATGATGGTGGGCTCTTTAATTTTCTAGATGGACTCTATTCCTATTTATCCATCTATCTATTTTCGATCTATATGATACTCTCCAATCACTATGAACTCCGCACGGAACTCTTTTTGATCCAGACCATCCTTATCTCCATGGTCTATACGAATCTGGGTGCAGTCATTATCTTACCTGTTACCGCTTTTCTAACCCTTATTATCACAGGCGTTCATTACCAGAAAATGAATACCGTTGCCATGTATAATCCCTATTTGTATCTCAGTATTGGATTGGCCACAGCTGACCTTGCCTGCTTTTTTATTGCGGTCACCTACGAATACAATTATTTTCACGCCGTTCATCACTTAATCGCGTTCAATTTGCCGATTGTGGTCGATAAATATGTAACCAGTCTGCGCCAGCCATCTGAACCATCTGTGATACGACTGGAATCACCTGTGATACGACCCATTAATTCTTCTTAAAGAGCGATAGGAGTCCATCACAACACAGACCTGCTACTTCTTTCACCTTTACATTCAAATGCTGAGACACATCAATCATGGTTTCTAATAGCGCCTCGGCCGTGCTATCATAAATCATCAGCAGTACCGCTTGTTTCTCCTCCTCCTTGATACAGTCCTTTATCAGGAGTCTGCCAACTTCCATCGCAATCGCCTTCTTATCCTTACCCCCTAACAATGCATCCTTCAGTTTGACGCTTTCCAGCAACTTAATAATCGACGCCATCATTTGCGTTATTTTTAGGGCACTATTGAGCGTCGGATGCTGTAAAATTAAGTCGGAGGATTCTTTGACTTTGTCGTAGACTACTTTTAGCACGCTCTTCTGTGCGTCCGTCAAGGTCTCCGCGATTTCTAGTGTAATGTCATTCACTTTCTCCTCCATCTGGGATAGCTCCATAATTGACATGATACTACATAGACATTCTATTTTGTTTTCAGGATAAACTCTCCGCATATAGTAAGATGTCCTATGTACCAGGAAATAAATCAGAAGACCCTACAATACATTTTAAAGCTGGCGTGAAAGATTTTGCCCGTCTGGATAAGGTTCGATTAATTAATATTGGTGGATCCATACAATACGGTATTTTATATTGTCTAGTATTCTTTTTTATAGGTATTATATTACATAACATATTTCCATCACTACATAAATCAGATCCATTATTCAATATATTTTTATGGATTATTTTACAAAGTGTAGTCATTATCATTGCAGCATTTTATGTTGAAAAATTTGTGGAGATTTTTCCAGGAATCTTTTCATTCTTTCCGAAGTATTTTGATATGAATGATCTATTAGCAAAAGGGTTCATTCCATATGGTATAGATGAATATAAAGGCAATATAGCATCATCACTCATTTTAATTGGAACTCAATATCATTTATTATATAAGGTTGAATATTTTACGACTGAGTTTTCAAAGCGTTATTTGTAGATCCGATTGGTATGTCACTATTCTTATATTTCCAGATGAACCCGCCTCCTGCTGTCTTTGTCTTTCCAGTAATTGAATTGTGAATATTACTTCGTTTTACACCCGATATTCGGTCTGCTTCAATGATACTGGAATATTCTTTTATCAATTCTCCATTTTTATTATATTGTACTACAGGTTTACTTAGTCTCTTTCTTACTGCTTCTCTATGCTTCTCTGATATAGGCTTATTTTTATTGTTTTTATTATTTTTATTATTTTCATAATATTTAGTAAGACTTTCTTTTATTTTCTTCTTTGTTTCTTCAGACACAGCCATAGTGATCATCCCATTTTTTATATCAATTCTTCTTTTCTCCATTGCATTTTGAAATTTTACTGAATTTTTTACACAACTAGATAGGTCAACTTTTTCCATAGAACATCTATGTTTTTCACGATAGGTCTCAAAATAATTTGGGTTCTTTTCTCGAAATGCTTTTCCTTTTTGTTTTATTTTTTCAATGGTTTCAGGCGTATGCTTATACCCAAGCATTCCATTTCCAATTTGCCCACCTGATAGGATATTATATCCATTTGGAACCTGTGATTTATATTTCTTAATATATTCTTTCTCATATCGTACCAAATCATGGTCAAAGCAAATAATAAGAATTTCAAACTTGAAGTTTTCAACACCATGTTTCTTCATAGAGGATTTTAGAAGAGGACAACCCTCTTTATATTTCAAACTATTCAGATGTTTTTGCCATCGTCGTTGGTAGTTGTGTTGAATTGTTTCACCTATGTAACATTTGCCTGTGATTATGTTTGTAATTTTGTAAATGTAGCCCATTTTCCTATACACATATTTAGGATACTTGTATCATCAATTTTATATTGTTTTCAGGATCTACAAGATTCTCAAAACAATCAATGCGCAAGGTGGGATTTGAACCCACGCGGATTTCTCCATTCGATCTTAAGTCGAACGTAATGCCAGGCTATACGACTCGCGCTCGTGGATCTCTCCACAACCTATCATCTACATCCGCCTTTAAGCTGGTATGTAATCTCCCTCCCGATCCGATGGTCTGAAGAATCGGCCCCTCTTAACAGAAGGTATGTACCAAATATCTTGCCATATGATAGGAATGTTCGCGTATAACTCTATTCAACGATATACCACCATTAAGAGAGGAAAACGCAATATAACCACTAAAAAAGTAGTGATCTCAGGGCGAACAGGATATAAACAGGTTACGGTTCGCGGACCATCAGGTCGCAGTAAAACTTCCAAAAAACGCCTGACACAAAAAGAAATGCACTGCATCAAACGCTGCAAATTCGTCCCTGGCTTATTCAAGGACTGCGAATCCTGTATTTAAAGAAGTAGTGATTTGGATAGAATATGACTGATCATCTTGACTTGACTCCTGTTGAAAAAGAGTGGGTCGAGTGGACCCATATCGATTACTTGCGTATTCCCTTTATTGATGAGCTCATTTCTCATGAACCAGGGCGTATGGTATTTAACGGTTATTTTTATATTAATGATGCCGCTATGCCCGTCGAGCGCGTATTTCATAGCAACAAGGGAGAATTCCATGTTGAAATCTATGAAAAGAATACGCTAAAGGATACTTCTGAGTATGGCCCCTATGACGAGGAGGAAGGTGGACACATCTGTTTTTTTCCAACAGGAATCATTGAACTGCGGTATCGTGTCATTGCAGAGATTAAAGGTAGGGATTACCATGAGGCATGGAAAAGGATTGTTCAGTTGGAGACATCTGTAAAAGAGCGAGAAGAACGGATTTGCGAGGAAGAGCGACAACGCGATAGGGAAGAGTGGGAGAGAGAATCAAGAGAGCGAGAAGCGCAAAAGACAAAGGAGTAAGACTTAAACATCTTGAATGCATCATTCAACAGAATGACTGATGCAAAGAAGACGATATGTCAGCACGCTGACATATCATGCTGCCCCAAGGCAAGGACGATCTGTCTAACTATGATTGTGAAAAATGAGGCGCATTTAATTATCGAATGCTTTGAACATTTACGCAAATTCATCACCTTTGACTACTGGGTGATCAATGACAACGGATCCACCGATGGAACCCAGAAACTCATTCAGGATTATTTCGCCGAGAAAGGCATTCCTGGTGAGCTGGATGAAACACCCTGGCAGGATTTTGCTTATAATCGTACTCTTGCTTTTACACACGCCTATCAAAAAACCGATTATGCCTTTGTATGGGATGCAGATGATGAGATCCACGGAGATTTTGTGATGCCTTCGCAGCTTACTGCAGATCATTATCGATTTGTTTTCGGAAATGAAAGTGGCTTACGCTATTCTCGCCCCCAACTTTTTAACAATCGCCTCAAATGGTCCTATGTCGGCGTTCTTCATGAAGTCGCTTCCTGTCTGGAACCACATGGCTATCCTATCGATGTGAAGGGTAACTACTATTTTGTGTCAGGGAGACAAGGGGCACGCAACAAGGATCCTGAAAAGTATCTCAATGATTCCATCATTCTTGATAAGGCGTTTCATAAGGCCTATGATGAAAAAGACAATCTCTATATGCGCTATGCATTTTATGCGGGACAAAGCTATCAATGCTGTAATATGTCCGAAAAGTCTATTGAATATTATAAGAAAGTTCTCACATTCAATAACTGGTCCGAGGAGAAATACATCAGCTGCATCCAGATTTTTGACCAATATGAAGCACTAAAGCAAGAACGAGAGGGCCTATCTTATTTGGTGGACTCCTTTACCTATAATAAAAAGCGCATGGAAGGGATCTATCGCTTGATTAAATATTATGGTATCAAAGGGAATAATGAAATTGCCTATGCTTATTATACTCTCATTCAGGGTTACTATGAGAAACAGTATCAGAATGATAACATTTCTGACTTTTTATTTGTAAAGAAGGAAGAATATGACTTCTATTTACCCTATTACATGGTAATTGTATCTGAGCATCTCAAAAAGATGCCGACCTTTATCCGCATGTATGAAATGATTTTCGCACAGAAGTATGTCTATGTTGGAGCATGGTGGATTCAGAATCTCTTTCACAATCTACATTTTGGCCTACAT